GGCATCGCCGCGCTGACGCGCGGCGAGCCCCTCGAAGGACTCCGGCCACGGGGAGTGAGCAGTCAAGATTGCACGCTTTTTCACACCGGCTGCGGTGTGGGCTATAGTTGAGGCATGCTCAATTCAGAGGATCAACGCTATGGAGACGAGATGTTGATATCAGTTAGAGGCGACATCCCCGACGAACTTGGGGCGGCCGCCGATGTTTTAGGTTGCGGCATAGTCTGGAGGTACGGTTATGAGCAGCGAGTATCCGTACTAATCCTTGGTAATGTGGTCGCGGAGGACCTCGCGTGGGGCAGCTACCACGATCTTGTAGACCAGCTGAGGAACATTAAAAGGGACGCATACGACAAGGGGATGATATGATCGAATTCGTGTATTATGGGGCTGACTGGTGCACCCCGTGTAAGCTGTATTGGCCAAAGGTTTTGGCGTGGGCAGTAGAATGGGACGTGAAACTTACTAAGGTCAACCTTAGTGATGGATTCATTGATGGTATCCATAGCGTCCCTACCATGGATGTTGTGGTCGATGGTGTTCGGAAGCTTCGGGTGACCCAGTGGGGGCATGGCACTAAGCGCGTTGTGAGGGAGGCTTTGTCTTGAAGTCACATGAGATTGAGGAGGCTACCGAAAAGCTCGAGCGTGTGGCCAGTGGTGTGTTCCCTTGGTACGGTAATACGGATAAGTACACTACCAGTATCCATATGGCTGACTGGGATAACATGGTCTTGGCCGTCTTTAGGGGCAGGCAGATTGCTTACCTTATAAGTATGTACGCCGATGGCAGTGGTAAGGTGTCAACCTACATGCCTAGCATTGAGTATGGGTTTGACGGTAGGCCATATGTCATAACAGACAGGCATACAGTAAGGAAGGTGCCAAACTTTTCGCCTGAAACTGTTGATGAGATTAGGAAGTTGTTTAACAACGAGCATATGTACGACTCTATGGAAGACATCCATATCAAGTGGGTATCAAAGGTAAACTCGGCAATGGATAAGGGTATGACGTATGAAGAGGCTATCAATGAGTGACAGGTTGAGTGTATTGGAAAGTGTCCTCGAGGAGGTATTCCCATGGTATGTAGGGGATGGTGGCCAGTCCAAGTATTCGATTAACAAGTATGTGTCTGACCACGGAACCGCTATAGCTGTAGTGTTCTGTGGCAAGCGCATCCGTTACCTGCTCCAAGTGACTCGGAACAATGGCGTGGATTTTACCTCGTACTTCCCGTCAGTCGACTTTAGATGCGATGGGATGCCAGTCATCGCGGATGAGGCTCAGCGCAATGTGCGCTTAAAGGATATATCACCAGATAGTATTGCTGAAGTTAAGTGTATGGCCGATGATGAGCGCTTGTACCTCGATGTGGAGCGGGGGGTAGTTAAGTGGGTTAACACCGTTTACTCTGAGGTTAATAAAGGCATGTCGGTAGATGTAGCTATGCGGGTAGTCAACCGAGACATTGGGGAGCTTCCATGAAGTTTGTACTGTATGGGGTGTATGACCCCAGCACCTATGTAGACGCCCGTACGGCGGCCAAATGTAGGGGCTTTGACCTAGAGTTGATTGACATGGGCTGCGAGAGTGTGTTGATCGCGTTCGATAGTGGTGGAGAAGTAGGTAGGACATATGACATGGATAAGGTGGGTGAATGGGTGGACAGTATTACCGCCCGTGTAAGTAAGGCCCCCTCCCCTGAGTGGAGGGGTGGTGCTGCGCAGGACCCCCTGCCTGGGCTGGAGTACCCCCCATGCCGATGACCCCCCCTGCCCGGTGCCCCCACTGCCACTCCCTCCTCCCCTCCGGGCGCGGCGTTGAGGCTTGCACGTGTGAGGCCGGGGAGACCCGGCGTAAGTACCGTGGGTGGGGTACATCACCATGGGCTTCTGTTCCTGGAGAGTGGCGAAGGGTGTGGAAGAAGGTTAGGGACGGATGGATAGCTGAGCACCCATTGTGTGCTGTGTGCGGGTGTGTAGGCGAAGAGGTCGATCACATTAGGGGAAAAGAAGCACTAAAAACGTTAGAGAATTTGTTAGACATTACAGAAATACAGACACTTTGTAAGAAATGCCACAAGAGAAAGACATATGCCACCCGGGTAGGGCGTAAAAATCACAGAAATTAAAATAAAAGACTGAACCGGGGCAATGCTGTGTTTGATATAGGTAAAAACCCGTTTATGTGAGCAGAAAGGGGCCTTTAAATGCGCATAATAGATGATAGTGAATTGACAGAATCCGACATTTCGGGTAAAGAAATCGACACTCCTGGTCCTGAGATGCCCGCCATGGTCAAGGCAAGTCCAGTCCTCTCCGATCTGTGGCGCCAGTTCATGCATACACTGTCCGAAGAGAGCCTTGGGAACTTGACTCTGGCCGACTCATGGGCGCTTGAGATGCTCATCCGTCACTTGCACGTTGTACGAATGGCTAGTAACGAAATGATTGAGGCCGGTGCCGTGTCAGTCCATGACGGCGGGCATAACCGTTTGGCAAAGAGCCCGGCAGAGAGTACAATGAGGTTCCATTCAGGGGCCGCTATGTCGATCATGAAGGAGCTTAGGTTGACACCGAAATCACGACAGGGTAAGCGGAGCGATTCGGAGGAGTTCAACCCGTTTGTCTGATAAGTACTTCTCGGCGCCACTCGAGGAGGAGATACAGTGGTACCTCAATTCTCGAGGTATTGAGGGGCGGCTCAAGCCGCCCCTTTGGCGTACCCCGAACCCGCCTGATGAGGTCGACGGGCAGCCCGTTAAGTTCAATCCCGCCGCTGTGGACAGGGTTATCAAGACTATTGGGTGTCTGAAACATACTAAGGGTAGGTGGGCGGGGAGACCGCTTGAGCTGGCCGCGACGCAGATTGCGTATATCATAGCCCCACTGTTTGGGTGGCAGGTGTGGAATGAACTAGCTGAACGGTGGATACGGTTGAGGCTTGCGACTTTCATCGAAATGCCACGTAAGGGTGCCAAATCTACGCTAGCCGGTGCTACTGCAATGACTATGGCTTTTGGGGATGGTGAAGGTGGCGCTGAGGTGATTATCGGGGCCGCATCCCGCGACCAGGCCAAGGCCTGCTTCCAGCCCCTACACGACCTGGCGACGTACTCGCCACTGCTCCAGAAAGCAGGTGTCAAGACCGTAACTAACGAGATCCGGCAGTCTAAAACGTCGTCTGTTATCAGGGTGGTGTCCTCCCGTGGCGAGCTAGCTCATGGCACTAACCCTCACGCATCTATCTGCGACGAGCTGCACGTCCACAAGGATGGCGCACTGCTGGAGGCACTGGAGTCAGGCTCAGGTGCCCGTCTTCAGCCGCTCTCCATGATCATTACAACGGCAGACGAAGGCCGTATCCACACGCCCTACGACAAGCGTAGGTCGATGGTTGAGGGGGTCGCACGCGGCGACTTCCCAGCTCCCAGGATGTATGGGGCGGTGTGGGCAGCACCAGACGGTGCTGATATCTATGATGAGGCTGTGTGGGATGCGGCTAACCCGCTCTACCCAGAGACTCCTAGCCCCGACTTCATGCGCGCTCAAGCCGACAAAGCACGTGCTAATGCAGCCGATAGAGCGACGTTTAAGAGGCTCCATTTGGGCATTAGGGCCAATCAAAAAGAGGCCTTTATAAACGTCAAGGACTGGGATAAGTGCGCTGGTAAAGGCGATTGGACTCCCGATGATATGGTCGGGTCGGTCGTGTATGGTGGCATGGACCTAGCGGCCGTGTCGGACCTTTGCGCCCTAATGTATACATGTCCTATGGAGGACGGTACGAGCCGCGTGTGGGGACATTACTGGCTTCCTGAGGCCGCTCTAGACCGACTCGATCACATGACTGAGTTGGCAGCTACTGACTGGGTCCGGCAAGGCTGGATCACGGTCACACCGGGTAATGTCACTGACTATGACTTTATTCGTAAGCATATTAATGACGACCTTGATAAGTACAATATCAGGAGTATGGGCTTTGACCCGTGGAATAGCACCCACCTGACGAATCAATTGTCCGAGGACGGCTTGACTATGGAGAAAGTTCGTCAAGGCGCGGTGACGTTGTCGTCTCCAACTAAGGAGCTCAAACGTAGAGTGCTCTCGAACCCACCACTTATTGACCATCGCGGAGACCCTGTATTGAGGTGGATGGTGTCGTGCCTGGTACCACATGTGGACGCCTCCGGTAATGTTAAGCCGGATAAAGTTAGGTCCCGGGGGAAAATAGATGGTGTAAGTGCCCTTGTCACTTCCATTTATGTCCAAATGATGTATAATGAACGTAGTTCTTCATATGAAACAGGTGGAGTGGAGGCCATCTAGTGGGGCTTTTGGACAAGCTGCGTAAGCGGTTTGGCGGGTCTGCTACGCCTGTTTACATCGGCGGCATCGCGTATGATCTTGATGAAGCTCTTCGTGCTGTTAATGGTATGAGTGCTTCTCAGATGTACAAGACTCAGCCACACCTTCGAACTGTCGTCTCGTTCCTCGGTCGGAACATCGCACATCTCGGACTACATGCATACACGCGGGTGAATTCTACGGACCGGGAACGAGACACTACCTCCCCTGTCGGGCTGTGGCTTGGGGGCAAGCGGGCCAACCCCACCATGACAATGTACGACATGATTTTCGGCATTGTTGTGGACTTGGCACTTTACGACCGTGCTTTCATGCTCCCATATGAGGGGCCGCATGGGTGGGAAGTGTACCGGGTACCTCCGGTGTGGGTCACGCCCAGCAAGAAGGACGCTCTCGGGATCACCGAGTACAAGATCGGTTGGGGTAGTGGCGCGGGAACAACAGTTCCTCGGGAGAAGATTGTTGCTATTGAAGGCTATAGCCCCTCTAGCGTGACCGGTGTTAGCCCCGCTATTGATGCCCTTAAGGACGTCTTGGCCGAGCAGATTCAGGCCATGAAGTATAGGCGGCAGCTGTGGGCCCGCGGTGGTCGTGTGTCGTCCGTCTTGGAGCGTCCTGTAGGAGCTCCTAGGTGGTCTGACGCGGCACGCGAGACGTTCCGAGAGGACTGGTACGCCAAGTACACTGGTAACGGTGAGCGAGTTGGCGGGACTCCTATCCTTGAGGATGGCATGACCCTCAAGAGGGTCGACTTTACTGCTAACGAGCAGCAGTATATTGAGGGCCTGAAACTGTCCTTCACCACTGTGGCTAGCGTTTTCCATATTAACCCGACCATGGTTGGGGTGCTGGACAACGCTAACTATTCGAACGTGCGTGAATTCCGGAAGATGCTTTATGGCGACACCCTCGGCCCAATTATCGCGCAGCTTGAGTCGGCATTCAATGCTTGGCTTCTGCCGATAATGGGGGCCGAAGAAGGCATCTATCTGGAATTCAACGTTGCAGAGAAGCTTCAGGGTGATTTTGAGGCCCAGGCCCAGTTCCTCCAGTCCTCTGTGGGGCGGCCGTACATGAGCGCCAATGAGGCTAGGGCACGTCTCAACCTCCGGGCTGTGGACGGGGGTGACGATATCGTCACCCCGCTTAATGTGTTGGTTGGTGGGCAGGCTAGTCCGCAAGATTCCGTACCCTCCGGCTCCGGGGTACGGTCGAAGTCGGGGAGGGCTCTTCCTGACTGGGTTGCTGGGGTCGCCCGAGAGTATATGGGCGTGCTCTCGGGCGGCTCTAAAGACGCTGGTAGGGCTAAGAAGCTGAAGGCTATTAGTATGGGTGCTACGTCCCGAGCTGGTCGCAGTATGGTGCGTGAGCATGGCTCTGGCGATTATGACGTCGACCGCACTGAAGATTATCTCGAGGCCCGCGCTGACGGTGTGGAGAAGGCGTGGGAGGACTCTCCCGACCATGGGGATGAGGCCGCCAAGGTGTTTGGTCTTGGGCTTGCCCTGTGGGACTACTCGTGGGGTCGTCTGGAGGCCGGCCGTCAGAATGGCGCAGCGACTAAGACGTGGATAACTACTAGCGGAAATCCTCGATCAGAGCACGCCGCCATTAACGGCGAGACTGTGGGTATTGACGAAGAGTTCTCGAATGGGCTCAGGTGGCCGGGTGATTCTGCTTCCGGTGATCCCGCAGAAGTAGCAAACTGTCAGTGTGGAGTGGTGGTGAACTGGAAATGAAGCTTAAAGCTTTCGACGTAAAGGTAAAGGCGTCCGACACTGAAGAGGGCGTGATTAGCGGATATGCCTCAGTGTTTGGCAATGTTGACTCCTATGGTGACATTGTCGTTAAGGGCGCTTTTGCTAAGTTCTTGGCAAAGATGCTCGAGACCGGGAAGGTGATTCCAGTCTTCTACGGCCATAACATGGAGGACCCTAAGGCCAATATTGGGCGAGTTATCGAGCTTCGTGAGGATGAGCACGGTCTCTTCTTCAGGGCAAAGCTCGACCTCTCCGGAGACACCTACGGTCGTGTGGTGTACGAGCAGCTGAAGGATGGCCGGCTTGACTCGCTCAGCTTCGGATACAGCGTTACTAATGCCCGTATGACTGACGAGGGTTATGAGCTGCTGGAGCTCGAGCTGTACGAAATCTCTGTTGTGCCAATCCCAGCGAATCGTGAGGCTATGATCACTGAGGTTAAAGCTGGCCGTGCTATTTCGGCCAAGAACATGGACTTGATTAGGAGGGCCTACGAGGCTCTTGGTGAGCTTCTTGACGCCTACGGCGACGGGGAGCCCGAAAAGGTTGAGGAGAAGTCCTTGGGGGTACCCATGGACGAAATTATGGCCCTGTTGGGCGTTAAGGAGGATCAGTGAATATTAGTGCACTGCAGGCCCACATTAAGGGCCTGAATGAGAAGCTTGAAAAGGCCGCTGCTGAGGCTGCTGAAAATGGCGGTTTCGGTGACCGTGTGGCCGAGGTCAAGGGGCTGGCTGCTGAGCTGGCGGCTTCCCGTGAGACCCTGAACAGCCTGATGGAGTCCAAGAACATCATGGACTCCATCAAAGGAATCGATGTCGTCGAGGAGAAGGCTTCGGAGGACACTGCCGCTAAGACTCTCGGCGAGTTTGTGGTCAAAGCAGCCGGACCGCGTCTGAGGCAGCTGAAGGGGACCCGTGGCAACAGCGTTGCTACCCCGGAGTGGCTGGGCACCAAAGACGCCGGCGACACCCATAAGGCCCCTCAGGGCGCACTTGCGTGGTCGACTGAGTTCATTCCCGGTCTGGTCACCACCCGTCGTCGCCTGCAGGTTGCTGACCTGTTCTCTCAGGGCACCACGGATACGTCTGCTGTTTCGTGGCTGGTCGAGGGTTCGCTCGAGGGCAACGTCGCGTTCAAAGGTGAGACAGAGGATAAGCCTCAGTTCCACATTGGTGACCCGACTGTTGTTACCTCTCCGTACAAGAAGATCTGCGGGTTCGTGCAGTACTCGGATGAGATGCTCGAGGACTTCGCCTTCCTGGTCTCCGAAATCAACGGCCGCGGCGTCTACCAGCTTCAGTTGGCCGAAGAGTATGGTCTTCTGCAGGGTACAGGCACTGGTGCCGACATTCGCGGTGTCCTGAACACCTCTGGTATTCAGGCGATCACCAAGGGCACGGACACTGAAGCAGACGCGATCTTCAAGGGTATCTCCGCTATCGGTCGCAGCACCGGATACACGGCTGATGCTGTGGTTGTCCCGCCGGCTGTCTATGAGAAGCTGCGTCTTGCCAAGGACCAGGCTGGCCAGTACTACGGCGGCGGAATGTTCTCCGGCTCCTACAACCAGGACGGCTTGATGCTGTACCCGAACCTGTGGGGCCTGACCACTGTCGTCACTCCTGCGATGGCAGCTGATACCGCACTGGTCGGCTCCTTCAAGAGCGCTGCGACTCTGTACCGTCGGGGTGGCGTCCGCGTGGAGACCACCACTAGCCACGCTGACAACTTCGTCAAGGACATTGTCACGACTCGTCTCGAGCTCCGTGAGCTGCTTGCTGTTCGCCAGCCCCTCGCATTCGCGAAGGTTGACCTGTCCAAGTGAGGTCTGATGGATATCTATGAGATCCTGCTGCACGGTGACCCTGTGACGATCCAGCTGTCCGATGAGGACGCTGCTAGTCTCGGGGTCGCCCCCCAGCACGCAGCAGAAGACGACAATAAGGAAACCAAGACACGTGCCAAGTAGTGCCCTTGTCACCCCGGCCCAGCTAGCAGAAGCTAGCCTGGGCCGGGTTCCTGCATCCAGCCCCGGACTTCAGGGCTGGATCGAACGCGCCTCGGACACGGTCAGGGATGTGTGTGGGTGGCATATCGCTGGGGTAGAGACCCACACCGTGATCATGGATACTCGTGGTGGCCGGTTGCTGGTGCTTCCGACCCTGCGTCTCGTGAGCCGACCTACGGTGGCCGTAGACGGCCGTGAGCTGGCTATCGATGGGTGGTCGCCACGAGGGATGGTAGAGGTTAAGGAAGAGCTGCCGTGCCGTCTCGGGGCTGTGCAGGTCACTATGACGCACGGCTATGACGAGGTTCCCGGCGCGGTGGCTAGCGCTGTGATGTCCGTGGTCCTAGCGTCCTGGGCGAGTCCTCTCGGGCGTACCCAGGAGTCTGTGGGCTCGATCTCGGCCTCATACGGGACTGCTGGTGGCCAGCTGGATGTAAGTGCTGGGGTGCGCCGCGTGCTAGCTCCCTACACCCTTAGTGAGCGTCCATGAGTATCGTTAGGATGATGACTAACACGGTCATTATCGGGGTGCCTGAGCGCAAGACGAATGACCGTGGCGAGTGGGAGTACGGACGGGTCGTTACCCGTGCAATCGTCCCGGGCTGCTCGGTTCAGCCCGGTCTCATGGATGGCCTCGAGGGGTCATACCAGGGCGATGGCAAAGTGGCTTACACTGCATGGATGCCGGCTGGAACATCTATTTTTCGATGGGACTATGTTGTCGTGCTGACAGCTGATGTCGTATCCCGGTATACAGGCCGGTTCGACTCCGTGTGGGCTGATGATGACGTTCCGAAATACAGGGTTGACGCCCACCCACAGGTGTGGGATACAGGGTCTATTCTGGATCACACATGCGTGTTTTTGGTGGGAGCTGACTGATATGGCTGGGGCACTTACTAAGCTGGTGTTTAATTATGATGCTTTCGACGCTATGCGTAAAAGCCCAGAAGTTAAAGACAAGCTCCGATCTTGGGGTGAGCAAATGGTCACTCAGGCCGGCGATGATGATTTCGGGTATTCCGAGTATGACGGAGTGCACAGGTCTAGGGTTACAGTTAGGGCCAAAACTAAAAAAGGGCATATAATGGAGGCAGAGGATAAGGTCCTTACTGCGGCTTTTGGGAGTCTGTCTTGAGTGTGTCGATTCGCCCTGACGTGGAAACGGCGGTCATTCGGTTTTTGAACTCCAAGGACGGAATCCGTGCCGCGGGTAAAGCCGACAGGATCGGAAAGTCCCCATTGGCGGTTGTCCGCGCCACAGGCGGGGAGATCCTCGACCCTCGGCGCTCTGTGCATCAGATATCTATATCATGCTGGGGTACTACTCCGCAGGACGACATGGGGGCGTACCGGCTGGCTGCCCGGGTGCTGCAGCTGCTTGAGCAGCTCCCGCTGGATGGGTGGGTTGGAAAGTACCCCTGCCATAACTGCCGGGTTGTTGTAGCCCCGTACCCTGACCCAGACCCGCAGACCGGGGTCTCTAGATACTCTTTCGCTATTCGGCTGCATGTGGCCGGCATTACTATATAAGGAGGAATGTAATGGCTGTTAATAACCTTAACATCTTTGCGGGCCGGCCTGATCAGGCTGTGACCGGCGCTATTTTGGCTTCTCCGAAGCTTCAGACCGCCGTCCCGGCACATGCCGGTGACACTATCCCGACCGAGGCTGTGGATGCGGGGTATGTGTCTGAGGACGGCCTCGAGCTTACTGTGGACCGGTCCACTAACGATATCAAGGACTGGTCCGGTACAGTCGTGAAGAAGATCCTGGAGACGTTCTCTGGCGAGCTTAAGTGGACCCAGCTGGAGACCAATGAGCAGTCTCTTAAGAACTTTGCCGGTGAGGCTAATGTCACGGTCACAGCGGCCACTACATCGACAGGCACTCGCACTACTGTCAAGATTAAGGCTGACGAGCTCCCCCACAAGTCGTGGTACTTCAAGATGAAGGACGGTAACGCGAAGATCCTGATCTTCGTTCCGGACGGTCAGGTTACTTCTACTGATACCATCACGTTCAGCGCTACTGATGCTATCAAATGGCCTGTGACATTGTCGTGCTACCCGGACAAGAGTGGCAACTCCATCTACATCTTCCTCGATGACGGCGTGGTGTCGGCATGAGCGACGTTTTCGAGCTTAGTGCCTCTGACGTTACCCAGAGCGAGAAATTCCGGTTCAAACTTCCCGGCGAGAAGAAGGTCTATGAGGTCCCCAACCTCAATAGGCTCCCTATCGGCGTCCGTATGGGTCTCTCTGAAGCGGCTAGGCCTCTCGCCGAGGCCCAGAAGCGTAAGCGCGAGCCGCGCCCAGAGGATGTGGTAGCCGCCGCCGAGGCTCAGATGAAGCTGCTTGACCGGTATTGCCCCGGTATCCTGGACAAGATCGATGAGACCCAGGCTGGCGAGTTGATGAAAGCTTGGGCGGACCACTCTGGTATTTCAGCGGGGGAATAATCGGGCTCCTGGCTATCGTGATGGCTCACCATGTGGCTGTGGAGGGCGAGCTCATTCGCAGGGGCCTTAGGATTAGGGATTTGGGGTCGGAGCGCTTTACGTGGTCCGACCTCAAAGCCGTGATATACACAGCCGATCCCGGGTCTCACTTGGCGGCCGTACTTGGAGCACCATGGGGCGTGGCCGATTATATGATGGCCAACGTTATTGACCTCCTCAATGCTGGCAATTGGCAGCGTGGAGGCAATAAGAACTCGCCCAAACCTAAGCCGATGCCTAGACCAGGTGAGAAGGATGATAGCGTGAAGCGCTTTGGGGCTGAGCCCATAGCTCCGGAGGCTTTCGACGAGTGGTGGACTAATGGGTAGTGTAGAGCTTGCAACTGGGTATTTTCAGCTTGTCCCTTCTATGCAGGGGTCAGAGAAGAAGATAACCGATGAGATATCAAATGCGGTTACAGGCGCAGCGGACAGCGCGGGTGCAGAGGGTGGCAAAAAGCTCTCCGAGAGGCTTGCTGAAGGCCTTAACGGGTGGGCGCTGCCTACCCTAGCTGGAGGTCTACTTGCCGGACTTGGCAAAGGCCTTTACGACGTCGGCGCGGTATTCGACGACGTAAACGACACTATCCGTGTGGGCACCGGTGCTTCTGGCGAGTCCCTCCAGAGCATGGTGGACATTGCAAAGAGGATCGGACGTTCCGTACCGGCGGAGTACTCCAAGATCGGGTCTACTGTGGCCGACCTGAACACCCGTCTAGGACTCTCCGGGGACACCCTCGAGAAAGTAGCCTCGCAGTATCTCGAGGCTGGTCGTCTGCTCGGGGAGGATGTTAACATCCAGAAGACCTCGGCAGCGTTCTCCGCCTTCGGTATTGAAGGCGATAAGGTTATCGACGCTATGGATAACCTCTTCCGGGTATCTCAGGCCACGGGTGTGGGGATGAATGACCTCGCCTCGATGGCCCAGCAAGCTGCCCCCAGCATGAAGACGCTCGGGTTCAGCTTCGAAGATACGATCGCTATGATGGGTGCTTTCGACAAGGCTGGTCTTAACTCGGGCGCGATCACTACTGCCATGGGTAAGGGCCTCGTCGGCCTAGCTAAGCAGGGTGAAGAACCCAAAGAGGCCTTCAAGAGGGTTACTGGCGAGATTCAGGGCTTTTTGGATAAGGGTAATGAGGCTGCTGCTCTCGAACTGGCGTCCAAGATCTTCGGCACCCGGGGTGCCCAGCAGTTCATTGAGGCCATGAAAACTGGCCAGCTATCAGCTGGTGACATGATGGACTCCATCGGGGCCACAGATGACTCTATTCTGGGTTTGGCCGAGGAGACCATGGACTTCTCGGAGCAGTGGGACCTGCTCAAGAACAGGGCTCTTGAGGCCCTCGAGCCACTTGGGTCCGAGGTTTTCACATGGCTTGGTGACACTGTGGCGGAGCTTATCCCTAAGTTCCAGGACCTTTGTAACTGGGTCCGGGAGAACACTTGGGTTTTCGGTGCACTAGCAACACTGCTTACTGGTCTGCTTCTGGTTGGTTTGTATAGCATAACGACAGCTATCTGGGCTGCCACAGCAGCCATGCTGGCGAACCCTATCACATGGATTATTACCGGTATCGGCCTCCTGTCTGCTGCTCTGTACCTCCTCATTACTAACTGGGATGCGGTTGTTCAGTGGGTTAATGGCGTGTGGTCTGCCACCGTGGCGTTCTTGTCCAGCTGCTGGCAGGGCGTAGTGGATGCTTGGAATGCATTCTGGGCGTGGGTAGGCGAATTCTTCAACGGCATTATAAACAGTGTCACCCAGTTCGTTAGCGACATACTCTCGTTCGAGTGGGCTAAAGAGTGGGTGGACGCCGCCGTGGCCCCGCTTGGCGGGCTTAAAGAGTTCCTTGACTCCTTCCCGGAGGAGGCTATGAAACTACTTGGTGGTCTTGCCGAGCTTCCGAAGCTAGCAGCCGAGTGGTTCAACGGCTTCCTCGAAGCTGCTCAGGGTGTCCTGAATGACGCTCTAAAGTGGATCGCGGAGTTCCCGGGTAAGGTAGTAAACGCCTTGGCCTCACTTGGGCAGGACCTCCTGATGAGTGCACTTGGTGGCGCTAACGGGTTCCTGGAAGGCATTACAAGTGGGTGGAATGATGTCACATCGTTTGTCGAGGACATCCCTAACAAGATCACCACATCTATTGGGGACATCGGTAGCCAGCTAATCAACTCCGGTAGGGCACTTGTGGACGGATTCCTGAAAGGTATCAGGGAGAAGTGGGACCAGCTCACCGGCTGGGTCCGAGATGGTATGAGCAGCCTTCGCGGGCTGTGGCCGTTCTCCCCTGCTAAGTGGGGCCCGTTCTCCGGTAGGGGGTATGTGACATACTCCGGTGAGGCTATTGTCACAGATTTCGCCGACTCTATCGCGGGTCAGCAGGGGTACCTTGAGTCGAAGGCTAAAGGCGTTGCTCAGGTGGCACGGGACATCATCCCGGACAGCGCTGGTGCCACGATCAATGACTACAGGTCCAACAGTGGTAGCATTAATGTAAACACCTACAATGTTGACCCGTATAGCACAGCTGTGGCTGTGTCCCAGGCTCTCAGGAGGCTCGCATGAGGAACGTGGTGGTACGAGGGCTCGACATCAACGACCTCGATAAGTGGGTGACCTCTGAGGTAGGCCTGTGGGGACTGCCGGCGTCGGTTTACCAGTCCGGGCAGCGCACTCAGATGGGCGGGGTGTGGATTACTAACCCTTATAGCGGGGCTATGTCAGGCGCATTGTCAGGCACATATATCGGGGAGACCGCAGAAGACGCTCAAGCCGCACTTAAGCTCCTCAGGAAGAGCCTTAGGGACGGGCTTTTCTGGGTGTCTGTGCTCACTGCTGCGGGATGGCAGTCTATGCAGATCATCCGCAGTGGTGGGCTTACGGTAAAGTGGCTCAATGAAGCAAAGGTCTTCCAATGGGATACGCAAGTTACCGCCCCCGATCCGGTGTGGTTCAGGGGCGGTCAGGGGCCTGATGGGAGCCTTGATAGCTCAGGTCAGAAGACATACGAACTTGGCCTCCACAAGGTGTCTGGCGGACTCGTATTCCCGTGGATGTTCCCCATCAAGTGGGGCACTACAACGACCACAGGAGAGGTAACAGTATACGTCCCGCATGCGGCGCGACTTATCATCGAGATCAAAGGCCTCGTCACGTCACCGTCCATTCTTATCACTCAGGGGCAGGACGGATATGTGCTTACGTGGGATGGTCTTACTCTCGGGTACGGTGAAACACTTGTAGTTGACCCACTCAGGAGGTCTGCGCTGCTTGGCGGGTCGTCTCCGGCTATCCCGTCTATACGTGAGTGGCCTGAAAGCCTGAGTGATGGGTACTGGACTATTAGATATAGCGCATCCGAGTATAATCAGGTCAGCAAGGCAACTGTAACTGTTAAGGAGATCATGTAATGGCTTTCGATACTGTTGTTCCTATCGGGAATAATATCCCGATCCAGCCCGCAGATTTCCGCCGGGCAGCTGTAGGCTCGACGATGACACATGATACCCACACGAATGCGTGCCGGGCAGGTGTTATCTCTGGATTCTCGGTGTCCGCGTCTGGATCTAACGTGTTGGTGTCATCAGGGTGCGGCGTGGTCACGCCTGCGCAGAGTACCAACGGGTCTTACTGGGTCTCCTCTAGCTCCAGCAACACCGTGACACTAGCCGCTAAGCATCCGTCTTATGACCGCATCGACTTGATTGGGGTCAAGGTCGAAGACGGCTCTGTGGACTCGTCCGGGAGGTACCAGACGGTAGCGGTTGCTATCGGTGGTACGGCGTCTCCAGCGCCTGTCGCGCCGGCTGTTCCTACTGGGGTGCTTCCGCTAGCTGAGGCTCGGGTGCGGTCTGCTGGAGGCATTGTGGTCTCGGATGTCAGGGAGTACACGTCTGCCGCAGGCGGCGTTATCCCCGTGGTCGGCACTAACGCACCGTCTGGGTATGCGCTTCGCCCAGGTACTCCTATCTACGTCACTAAGCAGAACTCCTTCCTGGTGTGGACAGGGTCTACTTGGCGCCAGTTGGCTTATAAAGATGAGACTCCGCGAGTGCCTCAGATTGCTGCCGGCAGTGTCCTTGCTGGTGGGTACGGCAACTACACGAAGGTAGTACCGCTGCCTCCTGGCCGTTTCCAGTCTCCTCCGGTGGTCGTAGTATCAATCAACTCCGCCGCTGGCTCGGTTGGCTGGAATGCCCCGAAGGTCTACAACATTACGGCAACGGAGTTCTCGGTATTCGTGGATACTGGATCTCAGGTGAGTGTCAACTGGGTCGCCACGGACAACGGCTGATATGAGTATTAGGTGGTTTTCATTCGAGCGCACTGGGAGAGCCATTACGGAACTCCCAGGCGCGCGCGTAAAGGGCAGCATCTCCCACATTATGGGGCGCGCAGATCAGGCATCATTGGAGATTCCGATCACAGACCGTCTACCGCCGCTGTGGCAGGTGGCCACGCAGCCGCTTAGGGCCATACTGGCAGCGGTTGCCGATTCCGGTGGTTCGCAGCATGTGGTGTGGGCCGGTTGGGTCGATCGACGTGTTTATGGCTCTGGGCCGTATATCGAGCTAGGCCTGCAACCAGCTGAAGGTTGGCTGGCTCGGAACTACATAGCTGCTGGCGAGTACCGAGGGAAGCCTTACACGGAGATTGCCCGTAAAATCGGGATTGACAGGCTAGCCCAGGAGTTCTCTGGGTCTGTGGAGGAGCTGCCTGGGGCGCGCGGTGATCGCACGTATACGAACGACCAGGATATGACCTGCCTAACCGGCCTACAGAACCTCATGAGCACCCGAAGCGGTTGCGAATTCACCACTAGATGGCACCTTGATGAGAGCGGCAACCTAAAATTCACCGCCGTGGTGGCAGACCGCTTGGGCTCGTCCGAAGTAACGTGTATTCTCACGCGCGGATCTTGGACTAAGACTGAGGACTATACCGACGGTAAGGGCGCCACCATCTTCACTGGTACGGCCAACCGTGAGGGCGATGAGCGGTATATGTATACGGTTCAATCCGAGACATACATTGCAGCTAACTTCCTCCGTATTGAACGACGGTGGAGCCCCGACACTGGGTCCAAAAACCCAGACATTATAAAGGGGTACGTCGATACGGCTAGATATAATCAACAGGACGGTACGTCATCTTATGCAATTGAGGTTCTTCTAGACGACTGTGTTCCCACCAGGGATTTCGAAATTGGTGATATGATTGAGGTAGAGCTGAGGAATCCTGATTTACCAGAAGTAAACATGAATTTGCGCGCTAGACTACTTGGGTGGGTGGCCGACCCAGACCCAGTATCAGGCCAGATTCTAAAGATTAAGCCTATCCTGCAGGGGGTCACGAGTGGCTATTGATCCGAGGACTATTGATCGTCCTAGTGATGACGCTGGTCTGCGCGCTGTAGTTGATAGGCTGGATATGCTCGAGTCTAGAATGGCGGAGTTTGCGGCCACAATTGGCTCTGGCGACATCAAGATGACCCGTGGGACACTCCACGTATCCGGTTCAGCGATCTTTGATGGCACGCTGGAGATCGGTAAGGGCCTTATCGGCCCCGATGCCTTGAGGGAACAAATCAGCGCCCAGTCGTACTCGAATAGCAATAGCTCGTGGCAGCCTGGGTCGTCGTGGGGCGCTGCTGCTAGTGTGGGCATCCCGTGCGCTCCATGGGCGACACGGGCTGTGGTTCTCGCCGGTGGCACTATTGCCCCAAGGTATGACGCCAATCAGGCCCAGGGATGGTGCTACGGCAGGATGCAGTGCGGGTCTCAGTACAGTCCGCAGATGATGTCCATGATGGGCTCGGCGGATGTTCCGGCTGGCATTACGTGGCCATTCTATGTTAGTGGTCTTGGCCAGATATTGACTGTGTCCACCCAGGCTTATTTGGCGTCTGGGGGGACTCTGACAGGAGGCACTGCTGCCGTGTCTGCTGTGGTTCTTTGGATGCGATGATGGACAAATGTATTTTCATATCTGACTGCTCTGAATGTCATCATGTCGGGGCGCATATGTATTTCGACGGTACTGCTACGTGGTGCGGCGTGTGCCACGCGCAGGTAGAGTGGATTAGGAGGTGACTATATGGGAGCACCAGCAGATTGGGACAGGTACGTAAATAGTAACTCTCGATCTATCGTGAAGGCACTCGCTTCGAGCGTCTACTGGGGTACACGTAAGACATTCCCAATGATTTGGATTGGCCGGGGCTGGGACACCCACAGCATGAGTGGGGCATATCCAGAGTCGGGCCAGTGGCCAGATGAGCACGGCACCGGAAGGGCGCTAGATATTATCTGCGCACCAGAAGTCGGCGTGAGGTCTTCTGGCGTGCACCGTGAGGCCGGTGAGGCCATTCTTGCGTGGTTGATGGCTAATGCCAGACGGATGCACATCCGTCATATTATCTGGCAGAATCGTATCTGGAAAACACGATACGGTACGTGGACGCAACTGAGCGGTAGCAGGTCCGGTATTAGTGACCGCCACGAGGACCATATCCATGTGTTTTTTGAGGACAACAACGGATCTGTACCAGCTCTTAATTTTAATACGTACGGTCAGGAGGATTTGGAAGTGGATAACGAAACAGCTAACCGAATTGCAGCTATTGTGGACAACTCTGTGTGGTCGACCCACATTCCCGGAGCTGGCCGCTTCGATGAGGTAGTCAGTGATCTTGCCAAGCGAGTACGCGAACTGTCTCAGGATCTCGCAGACGTCCACCGTGGCGGCGCTGAGGGTTATGTACCGGTAAACCAGGAGCTCGCAGACACGAAATCTATGGTTACATCTATGCAGGAACAGCTAAACAAGCTTTCGCTGGCAGTAGAGGTTATCCTAGAGAAGATTGGGCAGTGATCTCAATTCCAGCTCCCCCGTGGGAGCTGTTGGGGGGACTATTGGCAGGGCTAGCGGCGCTACTTACGGCACTTTTCGGCGGCATGAAGGTATTTGCTGAGATACGAGACCTTCGGCAGCAGGCGGATAAAACAGCTCGTGACACTGCCGAGGTTCTCTCACAGCAGTACACTAATGGCGGGTCTTCTCTGAGGGATGACATCAAGCGCGTCCTTAACATCAGCAAACAGAACTCGGAAATGATCATGATAATCAAAGAGGCCCAGAAGAGGCAGGATGCTGAGCTCGGACGGTTTAACCGCCACACTATACTGCTCAACGAGAGAATAACATCAGAAATGTCCAGGGCATCCAACAGACTTGATGACTTCTCCGAGAGGATTAGGAGGATCGAGGGTGAGCACTGAGCTACTCGGCCACACTACTTATGGTGGGTGGTCGGCCCAACGTCCTGCTCACGGGACTCTGGGCCGTTTCAGCCAAGAGATGACTACGCTTCAGCGGGACGGCAGGACATTTCGGCTAGGCTTCAAGTTTGACCGGGCGTCCTACCAGCTTTTCAGGGCAGCCATGGTGGACCACCAGCGCTCCGTAGAGGACAGCCTTCTCTGCCCGTCGTGGTCAGGCACCTATAACGCACCTGCTAAGGGGGTGTGGGAATTCGACCTCAAGGCTCCCGCTTCGGGCCGTGTCGAGCTGGTTGCCATGCTTTGGCCACACGATGACAAGATCTGGCCTACGGGCGAGATCAATATCCTTGAAGGTCGTGTTGGTAGTGGCCGTACGATGACTAACCTCCACTGGCCTAACCCGGACACGGGTTCCCCCGATCATGCCCCGCTTATGGTTGATGTGGACGTCTCCGAATGGCACCGCTACCGGCTTGAGATCGACGAGCATCGTGTCGTGTGGTCTGTGGACGACAGGGTGGTTCGAGAGCTCGAGTCCCCTCACGTGCCATATGACGTTCCAGTCCATCTTGTGGTGCAAGCTGGTGTCAACCCGGCCATCATGGATGACTGGCATGAGAATTTTTGGTGGGAGCAGGAGATCCTGTTCCGACCGGTGTCCGCTCCGGGCATTGAAGAAGAGCCCCGTCATGGGGAAATTGAAGAGAAGGGTAAGGTGAGTATGTTTACTCGCGAGTTTTGGGTCGGTGCTGCCGAGCGCGCCCTGAAGACCGTGGCGCAGAGCGTTGTCGCGGTTCTGGGTGTTGGCGCAGTTGGCGTCCTGTCTGTGGACTGGGTGCAGACCCTGTCTGTGGCCGCTGCGGCTGGCTTGGCCTCGATCCTGACGTCGATTGCTGACGCTGACCGGGTCGCTGGTAAGTAACCTATAAAGGAGAACCCCCACCAGGTGGTGGGGGTTCTCTCATACTCATTCGTAGTTATCGAACATGGCGTACGTCGCCATAGATACTGCAGTGATCAGCAGGAGGCCTCCCCACAGCATGACTGGATCTTCCTCACCGAGAGAGTAGGCGACACACATGGTCATGCCAACTACGATGCTGATGGCCGGCAGGATGTACTTCAAGTAGGTTGTTCTCATGGGCTCCACTATAGCACGCCCACGGAGTCACTAACATAAACGAGCATCTCAAACTGTTCATGCTATAATGTGCTAGTAGGTGGTGTCCGCAGCCCCCGGCCGAGTGGTCGGGGGCTCTTTGTTTGGAGGTTATATGGCGACAGGCAGAATAACGGGCCGTGTGGCACAGATCGAGGATGATGGGACGGTGTGGTGGCTGACTGCCACGCCACACGAGCGCGTAGTGGCACTTGGCGGAATCTCTGTTGGGGTATCCCCGGTGACTCGTCGTGTCTACCCCACAGGTGAGGTCGGCGATGTCCATCTTGTGGCGGGTGTGACGTGGACGCTGCAGCTCTCATCTGGGACAGCGGCTCGTACGTACGCTCCGCTGCGTGTGGAGGCCGATCATACGTATGACATCGGTGGTATGGCGTCTCAGGAGGGTCTCCAGCCCCCGCCCACCAACGGAACGTATGTCCCCGGAGTGAGAAGCGTCCGTATCGAGGGTACTAAGCTCATTGTGGCTAGGCAGGACTCAACAGATACGTACGAGATCCCGGCTTCGGCCGGCCAGAAGGGCGACCCTGGGCCGGCAGGGCCTCCCGGGCCCAAAGGTGCAGATGGACCTCCCGGGCCGGCAGGGCCTCCCGGACCTCCAGGAGCTGGTGGGAGCGGAGGTTCATCCAATATCACGGGCGGCACCGTATGGTACGACAACGTAGGTGGTGTTGCGGTAAGACAGTCGGGGAGCGGAACCGAGCTTGACATCAAGGTCCCGTGGACCCCTATGTGGCCGGTAGCTATCGAGTACGGAAACTCATACTCGGTCCGGTCCAGTATCGTCTCAGGTAAAATGAAGATAACTGTCACGGTTCCTAAGGAGCCGGGGCCAACCGAGACCCTCGTCGGGTCTTTCGGGGATGGTGTTAAATCAGGGGCTGGAGACAAGAGTCCAGACGGCCGCGTAACTTTGACATGTGTCCACGGCGTAGGCAATATCCACCTAGATCTCAGGATAGACGAAGCTGTCGGTACCTCGTGGCCCCATAAACTCGCCTCATTCTCTGGGGAGGGTATCAGCGTCAAGACCCTATCCGAAACACTGTCCATCACCGGGGGATCGGTGTGGGTCAACGCCACCAAATCCGGTGAAACCATTGAAGTCTACGGGTCCAACCTGGATAGCGAGCATGGAAGACTGATCGTCAATATCCCGATATTCCTTGGGTGGTGATAAAAAGATCCCCCAGTCAAACGACTGGGGGATCTCCTCGACTCACTCAGAGGGGATCGTGAGCCAAGTCTTAGTTGGGAGTCTCCGAGATAGCTTTTACTGACTCCAGCCACCCGACCAACCGTCCAGCGTGGCGATGAAGCACTCGGTCACCTACCGCCTCCCCGATAGCGCCAGATATATACGCGAGGATTACAGGAGCTAGCCCAAGCCACGAGCTGCTCTCCAGGCATATTGTGTCTACGTAGAGAGGTTCCCCGTACGGGAGCAGTGACATGGTGACTAGCACGGTGTGATCGGGCCCAGCTGTTATCCGTACTTTTGCACAATGGACGACATCAGGATCATCGATCCCGCACCCCAGCATGTGGTCTAGGGCTCTCTTAGAGTACTCCAGACTACCAGCCTCAATGTCCTGAAGACGGAATGTCTCCAAGAACTCATACGAGCACCTACCAATTGATGTCATCGCGACATAGCTCGCATCCAACGAACGAGGTCCGACCCAGTAAGGAGATCTGCGGCGTCCTCGCCGATCATGGACGCGACATTGGTCCACATGCCACTCTCGGCACACTCAGACCAGTCGGTACCATCGTCAGACCGAACAGGGATGCTGTACCCCTCCGCCACGAAGACCTCGGTATCGCAGTCGTAGTCCAAGGTCAAGGTGTAGTAGACCTGACGGCGCCGGGTCATCCATGCGCGGATAGTGACCTCACACTCGTGCTCATCGTGCGGCAGTTCAAGACGATCCCATGCAGCGACCGCGTGGACCGCCAGCGAGGAGACGAGATCCTCGAGATCAGTAAACCAGACGGTGGTTGATTTGATGTACCCGTTTTCGTTATCCATTTTAGCTCCTTCTGACAGATAAAAAGCTACGCCACCCATAGGGGGTGGCGCAACAAATGGGCAGTAGCAGTTGATCATTTCTATCTGACTAGGGTAAATACCCCCGGAGAGTCTTCACGTATTAACCCGTTTTCAACTGCTGAGTAGAGTTGCCTCTGGCACCCGCGACCTACAACAGATCGTAGGTCTGCTGTACTGGCTGTACCTCCCATAGTCTTCAAGGCCGCTGCCAGTTTACTCCCAGCGACTCTTACGGGCTTAGACTCGTCGGCATCTCCAGGGTCAACCGCACGTGGCGCCCACACTTCTCGGTCGCCGGTTACCCAGTTACGGTAGATACGTGGGACTGCCATAGACCAACCTTCAGCAGGATCATTCTTGCCCTCAGGCGACACGGAGATCACACCTGACTCCTCGTCCCGGTCCAAGTATAGAGCGCAGTCCACCCAGCCGTGGAGGGCCACAGACCCGAGCATGTTCGAACCACGCCTCCCGCCCTGCGTGCTCTTCCTGCTGTGGTGCACGATGATCACAGCGCAGTCATACGTTTGAGCAATCTCACGAAGGGGCCTCAGAACTCTCGTCTGGAGTTCCACAGCTTTATCGAGGTCCACATCACCTACAGTAGTAGTGAGAGTGTCAATCACTACAGCCCGATACTCGTAGGTCCGTACACGCTCAGACAGCCACGCCATCCAGCGAGGGTCAGACAGCACTACTCCGGTGTGTGCCTGGATATCAATAGGCATCCCAAGTCCCGCCTCCCATGTAACAGTGCCCCTATCCGCAGAAAGCACACCGCCCCAGTGGGACTTAGGCGCGCGACCATCAACGATTGCTTCAAGCCGGTCCACCACCGTGGCAAGAGAGTCCTCTTCCTGCATATACAATACCGGTCCTGGGGATACCACTCGGTGCGTGCCTAGCATTGGCTGGCCGGTGGCAATGGATACAGCCATATCTAGTGACAGCCACGACTTATAGGACTTTGGCGCCCCGGATACAAAGCCACACCCTCCGCGCGTCCATACGCCGTCTATCAGCCACCGTGGCCTAGGCACATTAATGCTAGCTAGGTCCGACGCCCACATAGGGGCACCCTCTGGGAGTGCGCCACCCTCAAGAGACTCTGCCGGCCGTTCCGACACTGCACGGGAGGCCTCTATAGAGAGACGACGCAGGTGATCACCTCGGCCAGCATACTTATCCAGCGGGGTGCACATCACCAGCGCCACAATCTCCAGCACGGAGCATCCGGAGTCCGCTAGGTCGCGCTCCACGGACCACAGAGCCTCAGACCTGTCAAGACCGCCGGCGTCCCGCAAAGCCATCAGCTCGCGGGTATGCGACGACACGAGGGGCCGCACACGGGCCCACACAGCTGCTCGGTCAATACCACGGATAGCGTCCTCAGATAGGGCCTGCATAGCGGCGTCGTCGTACCGGGTGGGAATCTCTGGAAGTTCAGCTAGCCGCCTCCAGTGCAACCTCGGCCCGTCTGACCAAAGTAGCTTACCGTTATGCTCCCCGTGCTTGGTGTGCGCCGCACCTGGGATACGGAGTAGCTGTGTGGCGTCCCAGCCTGACGGATCAGCTCCTAGGTAGTTTGTCAGTTTATGGTTAGGCCCACCGTACTCAGTAGCGCCTTCCCTTGGGTATGGCATCTCCCACACGCACTGGTATCTACCTGGTGAGGTCTCCCAGGCAATAGTTGGCGTGAAGCCTGGAGTATTACGCGGGTCAACTGGGTCTAGATCTGCCCATAGCCACGGCACTGGAATGGCATGCTGCGTAACCCTACGTGGCGACGAAAACACTCCAGGCGTAAAATACTGGTCGTCATCCGCATGGGCCTCTATATGAGCTCGGATATCGTCAGCCTGCTCAGGCCAGCGCCAAGCCTGGCCTTCATAGTACTTAGGTCCTTTTGGCCTAGTCCACGACTTGGCCTTGATCCATGGAGTCCACACATAGCCTCTGTTGTCGCCCCAAATTCGGGCGAGTATGTCAAAGCTTGTCGACTGCGTCGAGGACATCCGCGACGTCTCCGATCAGGTGCGTGATAATAGCGTAACCGCCGGCAGCGATGATAGCGCGCTTGACCTCCCTCTGCTCCAGGCTAGAGACGCCTCTAGAAGTTTTTAATTCAATGGCGATGAACCTACCCTTGTAGCAGGCTAGCAGGTCCGGTGTCCCGGAGTCCTGGTACGGGCTTCCGTGGATCTTTACACACCAACCTCCGCGAGAACGGATAAGCTTCTTAATATTCCGTACGATTCGATATTCAGGTTGCATTACTAGCTCCTATGGTTGAGGGGGGGCCGAAGCCCCCCCTATTTTGTTTTAGGTCAGATCTCATCCACGTCGAAACCGATCTCGCCGTCGCTGGCCAGCTCAGGCTGCCGCTCAGGCTTGAAGACCCCAGCAATACTGCTCTTCTCCCGACCTTCCCACTCGTCGTCTTCAAGGTCAATCATGACCTGCCTACCAATGATCGACTCGGGATCTACCGTAACCTTCCGCTTCGGAACCTCCTTACCGGCGGCCAGAAGCAGCGCACGGAACTTCCACAGCTGATTCTCTTCCAACAGGATGTAGTATGGGTAAACCGCTGTGGGGTGCTCCGCCGGGATGATCGTGTAGACAAGCATTGGGTTACCCGCCTTGGAGTCCTTGGACTCGACCTTTGCGATGGTCGCCAAGTATGCGCCTTCGGGGAGTCGGCGGGGAGAGAAGGTAGAACCCTCACGGACATTGCTGAAGTCGAGAGTAATCTTGGTCATGTTAGCTCCTTAGTTAGTTGGTTTTACCAGTTTCGAGAAGCTCTTGGAGCCTCGGTACTGTTGGCTTACGAAGATAGTCTGGGATGCCTTTATAGGGAGACCTGTACCCGGTATCGTACTGCTCGGTCTGCCCGATCCACAGCCTATGCTGACGCTGAGTTACCTCCATTCCTGTCTTCGGGTGAGTTCCGGTCACAGAAACGCTATACACCCTACCAATGCAGTCCACCATGGCCGTAGCTGCGCCGCGCACTGATTTTGGCAAGTCGGGGACATACCTTGCCCCAGGAATCTGGGCGTCCTCGTCCAGCAGGTCGTCATCGCTCAAGTCAGGCGCCTCCATACGGTCCTGAGCAGTATACACGATACCAACTCCGGGGAGGGTGTGGAGCGACAGCAGCAGGCCCTTCATGAGTTCGCCGGACCGCCCATAGTCTTTGAGCTGCACCATCCCCGGCACCCTAGAAAGGTCAGCCTCCTCGCCAAGGCGCATCACGTGCCTAAGAGACATCTGGTTGATCCTGGTCAACCCGTCAACGACAATCCAGTCGTACCCGTGGTCCGAGCCCCTCAAAAACTTAAGGGCCTCATCACAATCCTGCCAGCGCTCGATGGGGTAAACGTCCACATTGGACACACCATCGCGGGTTCCGGATTCTGGGTCTAGCACCAAGACATTCGGCGCAGTGCAGGCGAATGTTGTTTTTCCTTGCTTGCTACGACCATAAATCAAGTACCTAGGCGCCCTTGGCGCGGCCGTACCAGCTTTAATAATCTTACTCATTTGTACCTTTCCATCGGGTCGGACTTAGTGTACCTCTGGAGCGCTACCATTTCTGAGCTCCCGGTCATAAGGTATGCAGTAATCAAATCGATATAGTCTCCTCCGGTGGCGAAATAGGCGTCAGGGGACATCTGGATAGTACCCTCATCAGACCAGTCATATTCCCACAAATCTTTGGCGGTTTTATTGATCCGCCTTACTGTCGCGGCTACCCAAGAATCGGATACGGGGACAAAACGTCTGTGATAGATGTTGCTTGCACCGGCGTGCTTCCCACCCTGCCTTACTTCCTTGTGGAACTCAAGCAGGCGCTCCACCTCTGCTTTGTGCCTCGGATTTGGCATGAAGTCCTCTCCGAAGACATATTCTGCTCTGGTGAGCTCCTCGAATGCTGTAGGGTAATCGGTGTTTGGTTGTTTTGCGGCTAGCCTTGAGCCACCAGCCAAAAGCCTGGGTGGTCGAGGCCCTGGGGTAATCAGGTAGTCCCAGACGAAGCCATCAACATAAATGCCGTTCTGCTCGCATAGCCACATGTACATCGGTGCTTGGATCTGGACCAACTGCTTCTCGAGCGGCTTGATCCTTTTTGTAGTCTTGTGATCTACAATGAGACACTTACCATCAGGCTTTTTCACAAGCGCGTCGAGCTTACCAACAAACTTAAACCCATTTGGTAGCCTAGCCTCTAGGGGCAGCTCTGTGGCCAGAACCTCCCAGTCCTCCGAGTCATAGTAGTACTGGTATCCGCGAATAGTCCTGAAGATCTCCTGAGAGACCTCTGTGCTCACCGAACCTTTAGGCCATTTATTATACACAGGCTGCCATGGTTCGCCCTTGTACATAGACTCAAGGCACTCATGGATCCACAGGCCCCTGATTATGTGCTCAGGAACCTCCTTAGGGGACAGGCCCATAATGTATCGATAATACACATTGATTGGGTTCTGGCACCACGCGTTTATGAGCGACTGACTTATAACCGGTGTGCCGGTTTCATCAACCGGCAGGCTTCCCTCAGAGTAGATTTTCATAGCTCTTCCATCTCCCCCCATCGGCGTCCCATAGAAAGGCCCGCTTCGATGGGTACGTTCAGTTTGACTTTAAAATGGCTTAACGGTAGATGCTCCATAATGTACTTGGCTTTCAGGGCCACAGCCTCTGCGCTTCGCTCCTCGATCTCCAGCAGTACACTGTCGTGGACCGTGGCTACAATCTTTGCATCATATGGACCGCACACGATAAGCCTGTGGATAAGTCCAAGCGCGAGGATCATCATATCCGATGCCACGCTCTGGACTGATGTGTTCACAGCCTGCCTGAGAGCCGCCCCCCGTTCAGGGCCGCCCCCGTAACTCAGACCGTCGAGGTAACGCCGACGACCGAAAAGAGTCTCGACATACCCGTTCTTGACAGCTAGCTCCTTGGTCTTTCGGTGCCACTCAGGCAAAGCCGAGTACTTCTCGAAGAATCTTGCACGATATTCGGTAGCCTCATCGTCCGTGAGCGTGACGCCATAGCTATCCCGCGCGTAGTCTTTAAACGACGATGCGCTCATCCCATACAAGAACCCGAAATTAACAGCCTTGGCTTTTGTCCTATCAGACTTGCACAAAAACTGCTTTCGTGTCACGGCCCTAGCTGTGGCCGCGTGTATGTCACCACCCCTATGGTAGATCTCAAGCATAGTCTGGTCATTAGACAAGTGCGCGGCCACTCTAAGCTCTATCTGGGAGTAATCAAGCTCGGCTAGAGTGTAGCCGTCCCGCGCCCTAATCAACCGCTTGAATGCCTTGTCCCTAGGGATCTGCTGGAGGTTAATCCCGGATGATCCATCGGCACCACCGCTAGACAGACGACCGGTTGACGTTCCAGCCAGCCGGAAAGTGCTGTATAGGTGCGGATCTTCTAGGCCCTCAGTAGACTTGAGCCACGGATTGAGAAAGGCGCTGACCCCCTTCTGGAGCTTTCTCCTCTCAGCCAGTAGACCGGCGACCGGGTGATCGAGGCGCCCCAGTACCGAGCTAGTAACTCTAGGATGCCCAGTATCGGTTCGTTCCAGTACGGGAAGGCCGAGAGTCTCGTAGAGCAGGGTAGAGATCTCTCTGGGGGTCTTGCACGGTCCGTAGACCGAGACCTCCTCAGTGATCTCATCAGCCCTTTTCATGAGTTCTACTCTAAGGGACTCGGCCCCGCACCTGTCCAATCCCACCCCACTCTGCTCAGCGGAAGTGAGCGCTTTGCTGGCTGGCATGAGGAGGTCCCTTAGCAGAAGCTCGTCACATACCTGGCGACGACGAATATCAGCCGTCACAGCCGTGTCCATGGCGGCGTACTGGTATAGGGCTTCCTTAGGTAGCGCCGAAGCTTTACCGACATCCACGGACCAGTCCGGGACTCCCAGGTACTTTGCACCAAGAACCTTAAGTCCTTTCGGGCCTTCTGAGTCGATCAGGTGCTCGGCCAGCATGGTGTCCCACGTTACTGGTGGGCATACGCCGTACTTCTCAAGGCACCACAGCTGGTCGTACTTCCCGTTGTGGGCGACCGTTTCCGCTGGCCAGTTCTTGTAATTAGTCATTAAGCGTATGTCAGTACCAGTGATGGTGAAGGTGTCTGTGATACCGGAGCTGTCCCACAGGGTGATGGACATGCATAGTATGTCCCCACCGCCGCGTGGATCCAGGCCGTCAGTCTCGAGGTCCCACGCGGCGCCTGCGGCGCGGTCCATTAGGGTTATTGCCTCATGTGCATTGACCTCACCACGGTACTTAGGATCTGCAGTACCCGGGTGCAACCCAGACCTAGCCATATAAGCCCCTGTAAGACGCCCACGTCGAGACACTGTAGAGATTGCTGGCACTGGCATGACATTGCCATGCCACTTACCAACGGCGTGACGACCTGTGCCGAGCAGAGCCGCCGTAGCTATGGGTCCAACGGCCACCGCTTTATTGTTGGCAACTAGGTGTCGGAGTCTATGCTCGCCACACCTGCCAGCATCCTCCAGCGACGGATGCTTCCACGTTGGGAGGCAGAGGGCCGGTACGATAACCGGCTCCTCCGGGAGCTCCCACACTTGCTGCACCCATGCAGGGTCTCTAGCAACATCGGTCACCAGTACTGTGCCAGTTAGGTATGCCGGGGCCTCATACGGGCTTCCTGCCACACCATATGCGCCTTCACCAACTCGGCAGCCCATCTTTAGTCCAATCGTATCTCTCATGAGGAATCATGCTACTCATGATCGCATCGTATAAGTCAATAATCTGGTGGATTTTACGATCTACGCCGTCCATTTGAGCAGACTCGTTGACCGACTTGATGATCTCCCGGCGAGGGGGTCGGCAGTAGATGACCTCGGCGTTCTCTATAAGTTCGTATAGCGTCACCTGCACCCAGGCACCGACCCAACCCTCTGCCGGGTCCGCGTACACTGCGTCGTAGACCGGACCTGATATGCACGGGTGCCTGTCGTATATGTATCCAGGCATTACCCCGTACTCTCTCAGCCATTGAACTAGATCCTGACCTGTCAGGGGCCCAGCCAGTGACGTACACGCCCTAGGGGCAAGCATTAGTTCCGGGTGCTCTGCCCGCAGTTTAGAGATCAGTGTTGACTTGCCAGCCCCGTCAGGCCCCTCAACTACAATCACCGCTCACACCTCCCAGATCTCTTCGATACCCGCAGCGCGAAGAGTCTCCAGGCAACGGGCGCAAGGCTCTGAAGTGATGTACGCAGCGCCACCCACCAAAGCCACTCCCGTGCGGGCGGCCTCCATAAGAGCTGCCACTTCGGCGTGGATGGTTCTTCCGGGGCAACCCTCAGACGCCTTGTGGGTGCACGGTTTGCCGTCCACAGCCCTGTTGTAACCCCAGAGTTCAGTTCCGTCCGGCGCGACTATGAGGCAGCCTACCCTAGCGGTTGTGCACTCCCCACTATCAGCCACGTTGTACAGCTCCTCCAGCTGGTACTGGGTTATGGCCGGGTGCGGTGCGTCGATGCCGTAGGTTCCGGAATCCTGACGAGCCTTATTGACCTTAGCCTTCTCAAAGTATCCTCGCTCCAGCTTATCGGCACTCATACCAGCGAGATGGCACAGCTGAACAAAGAAGGTGAACACGTCCACAAGCTCCTCGTGGAGCTCATTGATATCCCAGTCCTCACGCTTGGACCACGGCTTCCACGGCACGTGATGAAGTGCCTCCATGAGCTCGTCCAAGGCTGCAAGAGTGGTTGTACGGTAGCACTCAACCTTACTCTTAGGGTCATTACCAAGCTTATATACCTCTTCCATGAGGTACTTCTGATGGTCGAAAATCTCTCTCATTGAATCCCCTTATACTGCTACTGGTGCATTTATTCTTGGCATGGGGTCATACCCAATAACCTCGAAATCATCGATTCTGAAGTCGTCGATGCTCTTCTGACTCCCGGATATAGTCAACTTCGGGAATCGCCGTTTAGGGTCCCTCTTAAGCTGCTCCTTAACCTGCTCCATGTGGTTATGGTAGATATGGGCATTAGCGATATACACGTTAAGCTGTCTGGACTCGTAACCAGTGAGTTTAGACACCATGTGAGTTAGAACAGCGTACTCAAAGATGTTGAACGGGACTCCGAGGAACATATCCCCGCTCCGCATGTACAGAGACGTGTGGAGTCTGTTCTGGGAGTCTACGTTGAACTGGAAGAGGGTGTGGCACGGGGGCAGGGCCATGTCATCTATGTCGTCCGGAATCCACGCTGACACCACGTGCCTTCGAGAGTGCGGGCTCTTCTTGAGTCCATCTACCACCTTAACGAGCTGGTCGGTAGTGCTCGAACCGAGACCTCTCCATTGAACCCCGTAGATTGGTCCGAGATCCCCGTCCGGTCCGGCCCATGCATCCCAGATCTTGGACTTAAGCTCTTTAGCGCTGTGCCCCCCTCGGATGAACCACAGGAGCTCATCCAGGGGCACGCGCCAATCAATCTTCTTCGTCTGGAGAAGAGGCACCATGCCGCCATGCAACCAAAACTTCATTGACACGCCATGGGCCCACCGAGCACCGACACCGGTTCGGTCTGTCACGTCATCCCCCACTGCGCGCACATAGTTCAGTGCGTTGAGGTACTGCCTTTCAGTCATTCTTACCCCCCATGATGGTTCCCACTACGTCTCCATCCTCCTGAAGTATCCTTGCAATGTCCCAATCCACAGTATCCTGGGCTAGCAGGTGGGTAATGGTGGTAGGCCGCTCACAGAGTGCGATTCGATCGCATGTCTGGGAGTAGTCCGTCCATTGATACACCAGTGAGTACCACACCAAGTGGTCTGCCTCTCTGAGATCGATCCCAAGCGACCCAGACTGCGGCTGTAGGATCATCACCCTGCAACCATCGGCCGATCGCCACCGGTCAAGCTCATCTGATGTGTCGGAACCGCCCTGAATAGTCATGTAAGGGACCCTCAGTGACTTGCATAGTACCTGAATTCGTGTTATCTCAGCCCTGTACCGGGCAGCCACGACAAGCGGTGTGCCCTCATCCATGTGGTCCCTGATGATAATGCTGAGAGAGTCGATCTTCTCGTGCCCGACACTACTCCAGTCTTCACCTGTGTGGCCCCCAGTGATCTTAGTAAGCTCGGTCAGCCTGGAAAGCACATGTGTGGCCGCCACATCTCCGTGTACGCCGTCCTTCTCAATGGCGTCATACGCCTCCTTAGTCTTGTCGGACAGCTCTACAGGGATGGATTCAACGGTCCGCTTCGGGAGGTCGAAACACTCGTCTCTAGTGACGGTAAACGCATCCTCCATCATACGCTCCCTCAGCTCTACTTCATTGCGCACACCCTTGAATCGAGCGTACCCGTAACCCCCAACTACCTCATTTGCGTATCGGCGCATAAAGTCAGTCTTAGTGGGAACATCAATAAACCTATTCGGGTTAAGGAACTTCCATTGCGAGTAAATATCGTCCGGTCTATTGTGCTTAGTGATAGGAGTTCCCGACATAATAACCCTATAGGACGCTTTAGATCCGATAGTGAATAGGGCGTTTGCCGCCTTACTTGAGCAGGACTTAATACGGTGGCTCTCGTCCAGTACAAGTGCTACTGAGTGCCTTTCGCAGAGCTTTTTGAGTGTGTTCTTTACCCACCCTCGACCGGCTTTAACCGACTCATTACCGGACTCAGTAATACGACCTCCTGCAGACAAAGCCTCGTAGTTTACGATAACCCACAGGAGCTTGTCACCCGGCGTCGGAACCGCCTTTTTAGACCGCTTCTTGGAGTCCCACACCAGCACGTCATATGGTACGGAGCAGTGAACCTTAAGCTCCTGCTCCCACACGCCTAGGATAGGCGCTGGGGCAAACACGACCACCACGTCTAGGTCACTACCAGGAAGTGATCGGATGATGCCAGCCCAGTCAATTACAGTCTTTGTTTTACCGGTTCGGGGCTCCATTAGGAGTGCTCCGCCGTAGCCATTGTTCAAAAGCTTCTTGATAGCCTTACGCTGATGGTCATACGGTCGTGTTTTTGCCTTGTAGATGGTCATGCCGTTTCTTCAATCTCCCCCAAGACTTCTAGCAGGTCCCTGCACATCGTGACACACTCAGAATCCAAAGTGTTTTGCCCATCGGTGTACTTGTAGAGTGCCTTCCCGGAGATCTTACGGATCTCCGCAAGAGCTTTATGAGTCCTAGACAGCTCTGCCAAAGCAATCATTAGGTCTAGTTTGAGCTGTCGGTACGCCCGTGCTAGGCGTACATCATCATTCTCAGGCTTGTAGTTCTCGCCGGCAATAGGCTGCCCCTTCAAGGCTCGACCGGACACAGTGCTGCTGTAGTCCAATGCAGTCCCCGGCGGGTGCTTGCGCCATCGCTCAAGAGTCTCCTCAGGGATGTCGTATGTGCACCCCCGCTTCTCTACCCCGGCGATACGGCAGTACGTCCGGATACGGTCAATACCAACATTGAGCCGCTTAGCGGCCTCGGCGGGCTTCACAGCACCCCCAAAAACATCCCGAGGACCGACAGGATGGCCCAGATCACTAGTGACACGAGAAACGCGTAGATAATGACGAACATCGCGGTCTCACACGCGGGGTGCTTTTCTGCAAATGGGCTAGACAAGAGCGCCGCCAAGCCCAGGGTTGCCATGACAATTAGTACTGTGACAGTGAGTGTCATTATTAGTTCCTTATGTTAGTTCTTTAGTGTCTCTGAGAGAGCGTACTGGGTGTCACGAACAGCGGCGTCCATATCGATTGTCCACGAGACTTCGGACTCGTGGACAATCGCTACTGCAAACGGCAGACAATCCGCAACCCTGTGGCTCACGAGAAGGCTCTGCAGGGCTTCGATAGCGTCGTCCAGAGAGTACTCAAGAGGGTACTTCTGCCCGCCAATGTCGATCTGGTAGCCCATGAAATCATGGACGATACGTGTGGACTCCGCGTCACGGAAGAACCTAGAGATCCTACGCTTCAAGTAGGGTGTCAGGTCATACCCAGCGGTTGCTGTTTCGAAGTAACTCATGAGTAATACTCTACCGGAGCCGCACCGCTTAGGGAATAAATGATCAGTCTGGATTGTTCATTTCCTACGGCGCCTTCCTACCTCCTCCAACTCCATGCGGAGGACGAGGATATCTGGTCGCCACGAGCCGTCTTCGTTCGTGATGAACTCGACGCTATCCAACGGGCCATCCCCGAGGATGTGGTTAGCTGCTAGGTTCACGGCGGTGTCAATGTCCTGGAGTACATAGGTGTCCTCGCCGGTGGACACAACGAACTCTCCACCGTCCTTATAGACATACGTAAGTTCCGCTGCGGCAATGATGCTCCGCTTCTCGCGGATATAGTCATCCGGGTATGTAACTTTAGATTTCATTGTCAACTCCCTTGGATAGTAGTTATACCATTACGTACTTCAACACTGTCAGCATCAAATATAAAGCCACTGTAGTCGATAAGTACCGGTGAATTAGGGTTAACACCCTCTAGAATCTCAATAAGGTCAGCAACAGTCACAGCTTGCTCAATCCGAAATAGTCGATAGCTTCTTGTACTGGAACAGTAACGCACATATTACCGGTCCTCATGTAGTAAAGAGCCCGTCCGGCAGTCTCCTCAAGCGCTTTTTCGGACGGTCTTTGGGTAAGATAGCGCTCTTTCAGGTATAGGTAATCCCACTCCTCAGCAGCCTCGCACTCCTCGTCCACATCCTCCCCAGATTCGGACCTGTCCCACAGGTTGGCGAGAGTCCGAAGCTCCACTCTAGTGTCCATGTCGTCTCGTTTGTACCAGTACGACGAAAACGCAATCCTACCCAGGATAAGCCCTTTAAGGTAGTCGCAAGAGTCATACTCCCAGAGGCTCTCCCAGATATTGCCCAAAAGGCTTGAACTAACTCTGGATCGGTACGCAGCCGATGGGTGGGCTGCAGCGGCTACGATGCCTTGTAGGCACCTTTCAACGTGGTTTAGCGTTCCTTGGCTACATGATGTCAGGTACCCAAGGATCTCTGGCACCCCAGCTGACTTGGCTAGGGTCTCTAACTCATCCATTTCGTCCGTCCATGTCGGTTCTTCAGGCCTAACGGTTGGTTAGATAGTCTCTGATGTCGATAACAAGGGCTTCCAGGTCAATACCGAAGGTATTAGGACTAGTTTTTACAATTCGGACGTCTTTCACTACCCCATAAGGTCCTGTGATCCACGCCCACGCGAAGCTTTGGGCCTCAAGCAGGCTGTTAGACCGGCCAATAGCGCTCCGTGGCCCGTAAACCCCGCTGGTGGCAACACTGACCACAAACTCAGTGTTTCGGTAGGTGATCCTCAGACCCAGAGCGTCCCGGATCAACCCTCGTACACGACGGGATGTCGACTCTGGTACCTCGAAGCCTCGAACTGCTTCCTCGTAGATGTCTTCCATGGCTGAAATCTTGCCTCAGGTTGGCTCCGGAGCCAACAAATGAACAATCCGAACTGTTCATCCCCGTCAGAAGCTCTAGGATCGATTCTAAGAGCCTGGGATGGACGGGGGGTATAAGAGTCTAGGCCCGGGCCCCAGAGGCCCTCAGAATCGATTCTGGGGCTTCTGACGGGACCTTGAGGACCAGTTGCCTCAGCCGGTTTGGCCCACACAGCCGAATCTGATCTCTAGGTAACCTCAGGATCGGCCTCCACCCTCTCCCTCCCCCCGTACCCCCCTCC